ATTATTAATTAATAATATATATATAATTATTAATTAATAATATATATATAATTATTAATTAATAATTAATATTAATTATATATATATATATTATTTAAAAAATATCATTATCATGATATGGGAAGTTTGATACATAGATTTTTGAAAAAGTGTTTAAAAGTATTGGAAAAAGTTAGTTTTTTGGTGAAAGGGTGTTGACAGAATTATGGTAATATGGTATACTATATACAGTAGTTGATTTGAAAATAACAAAATGTAAGGGGTGTAATTATGAGGAACAAAATATATAAGAAGATAGTTGAAGCAAAGCGTCATTTGGATTATACACAAGAAGATTTCGCGAAGCGAAAGGTAATAGTAGAAACCATACTTACTGAACTACAACCATATTTGGAATTATACTTCTCGGGGGAAGTAGATACCTCTATAAGAAGTTCGAGTACAGAAAGGGAGCTTGGTTACTATGAAGATTGCGAGTATGCTAATGATAAGATTAGGATGTTTGATGTACACCCTAATTGCAGCACACTTGACAATATGGCAACAGGAGACCATTTGTCTGACCAAGATTTTGTTTGTAAGTTCTTAGAACAGCTGGCAAGTTATGTGCTACACGAGAAGCATACTAATGGCGAGAGCAAGCAACATGATTTTGAAAAAACAAAGGTTGGTACTTTTACTACGTTAACTTCTTATGGTAGTAAGTTAAGGGATGACGGGGAGGCACAGGCAACAAGAGACATAAAAAATATGGATGGATGCTATCGAGAAGATGAGGACACGGCTGGTGCATTTGATGGTAATTTTAAGAAACAGATAAAGCAGGAGATATTCAAAGAGGATATATCAAGAAGCACGATATTAAAAGATTATAACGACGCAAGGATAGCACTTGGTACTTATAAAAGAAACAATAGACTTAGTTTTAAGAAACTACACTTAATAAACAAGACCATTGCTGCTATGAAAGACGATATGATTTATACGAAGAACCAACAGTTTGGAACGATATATTTCAGACACGTATCAGCAGACTCAGGTACTTCACGTAGTTCACTTGTATTAACAGACGATATGACATATGATAAGATTGATTACCAGGAAAAAGATTTGGTTTGTGACTTCTTCGACGAAAAGCATTATCAAACCATATTAAAGGTTTTACCATTCAAAGGTTTATCAGAGAATGTAGACAGCATAATAAACAAGTTCGATATGCTATCTGTGTATTTAAAACTAAGCGAAGATAAATCACGTATGTTACAGATATTAAGAGATGGTGTTTATAATAGAATGGAATACTTAGAGTATATCAGGGTTCCAGAGCAACGTAAACGCGCCTTGTATGAGAATACAAAACGAGCGGTTACAGATATAACATTATTAGCAGAAAAATTGCAATGGGAATATAATAAGACAAAGAAAGTATTTGACAGACTATGCTATGACTGCTATAAAGCGTTCTTGGAAATGTATGAAGAAGAGTTTTATTATATGTACACAGTAAAAGGAGAATATAAGAAGTGTTATAAATGTAATGAGGTTAAACTTGTAACAAGATTTAATATAGATATAAAAATGGCAGACGGACGTAAATCAATATGCAAACGGTGTTATACACCTAACTAAAAATTATTCGACAGAATGTGGCAGAATCTTGGCGCGACTCCATATAATGTATTATGTAGGGGGCAAAAAGTTCTGTCACATTCTTACACAGAATATATTGCTTGTTTGCTAAGGCAAACGCTCTTAATTAAGGAGAATACGGATGGTAACAAGACATAGAGGCGAAACTGAAAATCACTTTATATACAGAGTTTATAAATTACGTGACGACACAGGTACTCTAACACGAGAAGAATGTGGTGCCATATGTAACAAAACCTTTTGTAGAAGTTGGGATGAAAGTGCATATAGAAAGAAGTACGAAGCATTTAAGTCTATGTTTAATGATATAAAAGAAGAGTTCATAGAAGACGGTAATTTAATAGAGCGTCTTCAGGAAATAGAAAATAAAGAAGAAGAGTTATACAAGAGCAGGGTAAAAACACAAGACCAATTGAGAGAAAAACGTAAGTTGTTACGAGACGAAGCACGTATAGAAGCGTTAAAGGATTTTGCTACTGAAATAGCAAAGACGATAGGGCGTGTTGAGTTTAAGACAGTAGAAAAGAAAATTTCTAATGGTAACAGCGCGATATTGAATATATCAGATTGGCACGTTGGTAAGATTGTTGAAAACTACTGGAATACATTTAACAGTAATGTTCTTGTAAATAGAGTACAAACAATTGTTGATGAAACATTAAAGTATTGTAAAGTAATGAATGTTTCGGACTTGTATGTCTTAAATCTTGGAGATATGATAGAGGGCAACCTAAGGGTTACAAGCAGAGTTAATGCAGAGTTCGATATTTTAGAACAGACTATGGTTGCTGCTGAAACAGTAGTATCATTGTTAAAGGCATTAAACGAAAGCGGAATGAATATATACTATGGTGGCTGTATGGATAATCATAGTAGAGCGAATGTTAACTTTAAGGAGCATATCGAAAAGGAAAACTTCATAAAGATAATAAACTGGCATATTCACTCTCAAATAAGTAATTCTGATATAACTTTCATAGAAAATACAATAGACGAGAATATAGGGTATGTAGAAGTTGCTGGTAAGCAAGTATTCTATGTACACGGACACCTTGATAAACCGTCCACTGTAATACAAGACTTATCAATGGCTACTGGTATTGTCGCTGACTACGTTATGATGGCACATTACCACAAGAAAGATATAAAGGAACTTGGTTTTGCTAAGTTGTTTATAAATGGTTCTTTATCTGGAATTGACGAATATGCTGTAAATAACAGGTTGTTCTCAAAACCATCCCAGACATTGTTAGTGTTTGATGGTTCTACTGAGATAGACATTAACATAAATCCATAATGGTTATTTTTGTCTTGGTTAATTAACTGAGTTTAGCCGTAGTGTGTTTAAAAAGGCACACTACGGTTCTTTTTAATATATGGAGGTATATGATGAATATACGCGTATGTACTATTTTAGCAGCAGTTTTTGGGGCAGTAGCATATAGCGTATATGGCAATATCATAGACCCTGTCGTGCAGATAAAGTTAAAGGTATTTGCGTCTGACGCAAATGTTAAACTTAGAGAAAATGACTTAAAGGCGCAGGAACTAACTAATAAAACACAAAAGTTAATAGACGAAGACGATTGTAAAACAGCGAAGATTGGGTTTTAGTATAAATAATAAAATAAATATGATAAATGGGCGGTGTTAATATGGCAGTAGTGTTAGATAGTTCTTGCACTATGTGCAATGGGCTAAAGATAAACAACGTAAATGCTTATAAGAGTCACTCTTATTTTGCAATAAATGGAAGATTGCCAATATGCAAGACGTGTGCGGGTAATATATACGATGAGTATATGAAGAAATACAAGGCGACAAAAACAGCATTGTATTATACTTGTAGGAAATTAGACGTGCCTTTTGTCACAGAGTTTTTTGATATGGCTGTGAAACAAAGAATTAAGGTACTGGATGAAGCGACTAATAAGGATACGGATACAAACAACGTATTCTCATATTATATGGCAAGGATATTCACTTCTACGGCAAGTAGATTTGGAAATCCAAAAACATTTGATGATGGCGAACAGAACGTAGGTGTTTTAGATTTAATATCAGAAAAGGATTTTGTAGACGAAGACGACGAAAACACAAAGGACTTTTATGTTGCTATGAAACATAAGTGGGGTAGCGGTAAATTATCAAAGAGTGATTACATATTCTTAGAAAATGAATATGCACAAATGGTTGCCTCTTACGGCGAACCTCGTGACTATTCTTCTAAGAAGTTCTTTGAGGACATAGCACACTTAGGTTTGACAATTAAGAATAAACGTGAGAATGGAGAAGATTACGCAAAAGATATTCAACAGCGTAATAAATCGATTGAAGACGCAAAAATTGCTCCTATTGACCCAAATCAGGTTGAGCGTACACCGCCACTTGGTTTAATTGTTAAGTTTATAGAAAGTAACAAGCCTATAACGTTGACAGACGAAAAGTATGCAGACCCCGATAAATTAAATGAGTTACGCGTACAAATAGTTGGTCAACTTGCGTTAATGAATGGAAAGGATAATAAGACAACTGATGAGTACAAAAAATATTTGAACAAATATGCCTTAGATTTTGAAAGTATCTCAAAAGATTTTGAGGATGTTTCAGAACCAATCGATTCTGAGTTTAATGACTTGTCAGAAGACGAAGAGGGTTAGGTGGTATTATGGCAACTGGGAAAATACAAAAACTCACTTCAGAAGATTTTACAATGCCTAAGTCAGTAGCGTTGTTAGACGACTACGAATTATGGATTGCATATTGGAGAAAAAACCCACATAGATTTGTTAGGGAATATTTACATATAAATTGTCTAAAACCTTTCCAAGAGGTTCTTTTGTTTAATATGATGGAAACAAAGAACTTTATGTATTTAGCAAGTCGTGGACAGGGTAAAACATTTATAACAGCACTATTTGTTGTTGTGCTATGCATTTTGTACCCAGGTACAAAGATAATAATAGCCGCTGGTGTTAAATCACAGGCTATGAAAATTATATCTGAAAAGATACCTGAACTTATGGGTATGTCTGATACGCTTAGATTTGAGTTATCGCGTGATATAATAACTAATATGGCAAGTGAAGAACCTAATGTACAGTTCTTAAATGGTTCTTGGATTAAGGTAACTTCGAGTACAGAAAACGCACGTTCTGCACACTGTAATGTTCTTGTATTGGATGAGTTTAGAATGATTGATATAAGAGTATATCAAAACACGCTAAGGCGTTTAATAGGCGCACAGAGGCAACCTGGCTATTTAACGATACCTGAATACTCTGGTAAGGAATGGGTTGACTTAGAGAAGAATAGACAGGTTTTGCTGTCTTCTGCTTATTACAAACATAACTGGGCGTATGATATGTTCAAAACATATTTCGGTAAGCAAAACAATGGTTCGTCCTATATGGTAATAGCATACCCATATCAAAAAGCAGTAGAACACAATTTACTATCTGCGGAAGACTTACAAGAGGAAATGCAAGAAGATACATTTAATTCCATTACATTCTCTATGGAAATGGGTTGTATGTTTTTTGGAGAAAGTGAACACGCCTTTTATACGTTAAAGGATATAGAAGAGAATAGACAAATATTAAAGGCAATATATCCAACTGCTATGTATGAAAAACATGCAGATAAAAAATCTAATTTATTCCGTCCTCGTGAGAAAGAAAAGGGAGAAATTAGGATAATCAGCGTTGACGTTGCGCGTGTTTCTGGTAAGGCAAATGACGCTTCTGCATATGCACTTATGTCTTTAAGAAAAGATACAAACAATAAGTATCGTATATACATAGAGTATATGGAGACTATGGTTGGTGGACACAGTTTCTCGCAAGCAACAAGAATAAGACAATTATACGCTGACTTTAATTGTGACTATATCGTAATAGACATAGCTGGTAATACTTCTGTTGCAGACGCATTACTACGTGATATACACGATAAAGAACGTGATGTTGTGTATCCTGCTTTTAGATTTATGAATAATGATAAGTTAAATGAAGACTCTCTTGATGGTGCAAAAGAGTGCATGTTTGGTGTTAGGGCAACCTCTGAAAGCAATATGTCTATGGCGAGAGCATTTAGAGACGCTATGAAACAAGCAAAGGTGAAGTATTTGACAAACACTTCGGACGCTATGGAATATTTAGTTACTGCTGTAAAAGATTATGCTAAACTAAGTAAAGAAGAACAGGCAGCACTAATACATCCATATATACAGATTGACAATTTGGTTAACGAAATAATAGGACTTGAACTACGAGTTAGTGATACTGGTGTTGAAAAGTTGGCAGAACCAAGGTCTGGTAGAAAAGATAGATATTCTTGTGTTTTATATGGTTCTTCGTTCTTACTTGATAAAGAGAAAGAGTTTACAAAACCAAGTAGCAGAAATAATCTTTCTGACTTCTTCTTTTGTACATAAATAACAGGGAGGTTTTAGTATAGTGAAAAAAAAGACAGAAAATATTGAAAATGCCTATTCCGATATGTCTAGTTATATAGGAGTTTACGCTAATACTTCGATTGTAGTAAATACTACAACCTCTGCTGAGAAGACTTCTGTTACTCCATACACGGCAGCAAGAGTTAAAAGTTTGTTGCTTGACCCCATAAAAAATCACGCAATGCTAAAAGAAGCATCTGCGTGGCTTCTTGAATATAGTTCGCTATATGGAAATATGTTGAGTTATTATTCGACTTTATTAACATATGATTATATAGTCGTACCTACAAGCAAACTTATAGGGTCAAAGACTAAATTGAAAAAGGGTTATTATGCAGCGGCAGAAAGAGTAAAGAAAATGTCTATACAACGTAAAATACCATTATTGATATTTAAGACGTTACAGCAAGGAGAAACATTTTGGTATGACGTTTCTGATGACGCAACAGTTATTTTTAAGGAAGTTAATTATAGACACTGTAAAATGTTTGCTGTTGATGATGATAATATATGGCGTTATGTAGTTGATTTAGCAACTGTAAATGACGCACAGGCAAAAGAAATGCCACTGGAAGTACAGGACGCTTATGAAAAGTATAAGAAGTCTGGTGGTGGTGGCACAGCGGAAGTAAATAATACAGAGTTTGGTGTTTCATTAAAACCTAACTTATATGTTGTTAGTAAGGCTGGTTTTGCATTATCTTGTTCTACTGTTCTTACAGATACTCACGAACCACCTGCGTTCTCAAACATGTTCATAGACTTAATAATGTATGAGGATGATAAGGAAACATACAATACATACTTAAAAGACAGTTATGCTAAATTGGTGCATATGAAAGTACCTATTGACCCAAAAGACGGAAAGCCAACAATGACTGCTGATGAGGTTAATTTATATTTCTCAAAAGTAAAACAAGGTATTCCTAGAAATGTAAAGGCACTTGCTACACCATTTGAGACAGACGATATAGCAACAGATAAAGCACAAACACAGGGTATCGCTCTTACTGACACGTCGAGAAAAAACGCACAATACGGTTCTGGTATAGCAGATTCTCTGTGGTCGCCTACTACTGCAAATGCACTTATGGTGACAATAGAAAGCAATGCGGCAAGAATTAAACCATTGTGTTCATTTATTGACGCGTATGTGACGTTCAAATTAAAGTCACTTAATGCAACTTTCTCAATAGATACTCAAATAACTCAATATAACAAAGAAGCTATATATAAAGCTCGTACAACTGGACTAGCCAGTGGCGAATCATATACAAGTTGGCTTGCTTCAAGTTCATTAGAGTTGTATGATGCCCTTATGATAGCAGAGGCAGAAGACGCGTTAGACTTGGCTACTTTATTTGCGCCTAAACAAAGTGCATATCAAACTCCGTCACAGAGTCCAGGGGCACCTGTAAAGGATACTGTTTCTGATTCAAGGGAGGTGGGTTCTGGATATGAATAAATATGTATATTGTGTAGACAAAGTATATATGGATATACTTGTTAAAAATAAGTTTAGGTTGTTAAATATAGAAGAGATAGACAATGTTACTGTTTATGTATTAGCCGCACCCGCTGAGAAAATGTTTGCTGCATTTGAAATAGATAAGACAAAATGTTTTTTAAGCACTAAACGAACATTTAAGGTAGG